TGGCTTCTTGATGTTCCAGACATCACCCTGATCGCGTGCGCCGCACCAGTAGTGGTCAGCGCCGTCCTTCCACCCGTAGAGGATAGGTTCGTACTGCCGCTGGTAGTCGGCACGTCCGAGCGTGAAGGTGTTTTTGGCCCAAATGATGAAGGTAGACCACTTCCCGCCGGCAGCCCTGAAGGCAGCTTGCAGGGTATCCAACTCGCTGGAGGACATGGCGATATAGACCGCGCCCTTGGTACGGGTCAGGATGTTGTCGCAGGCATCGAACAAGAAGCTTCCGAACCCTTCGCCCAGGTTGTCGTTCATGATGGGGCGGTTCTTGCCACGCATCTTGTCTTTGGCCGTGTTCGCGTAGTTCACGTTGTAGGGCGGGTCGGTGAAGGTCATGTCCACCAACTCCTCGCCGAGCAAGGCCTGATAGTCATCGGCCTTGGTCGCATCGCCGCAAATGAGCTTGTGCTCGCCAAGCACCCAGATGTCACCGGGTTTGGAGATCGGGTTTTCTGCGACCTCAGGTACGGCATCCTCATCCGTCAAGCCTTCTTGGCTCTGCTCTTCGCCTGCAATCAACGCCTCCCACTCCTCGGTGGAAAAGCCAGTCAGACCCAGATCAAAGCCCGCATCCTTCAGCTCGGACAACTCGATGCCCAGCAGTTCGTCCTCCCAAGAAGCGTTCTCACCGATCTTGTTGTCGGCAAGGATCAAGGCGCGGCGTTGGGTATCAGTCAGGTGCTCCATGGGTACAACGGGCACCTCTGCGAGACCGAGCTTTCGAGCAGCCAGCAGGCGTCCATGGCCCGCAATGACATTGTTGGATCCGTCAATCAGGATCGGTGCTCCCCAGCCGAATTCACGAATGCTCGCGGCGATCTGAGCCACCTGTGCGTCGGAATGCTGCTTGGCATTGCGCGCATAAGGAATCAACGAATCGACCGCGCGGTATTCGAGTTTGATGGGCTGCATGAGGACCTGAAATGAAAAACCCGCCTCGCAGCACTTGGGTGCATGGGGCGGGTTTGAAGGGCAGAAAACAAAACGCCCACCGAGATGAACTGGGCGGGCGTGATTTGAGTGATTAGCTGAATCGTATCTCATCGATATATATCGGTCAAGCACTTTCAGCGTGAATATCCGTAGTGAACTGCGAGCACCGCCAGCGCGCCGACCAGGATGCCTTTTGCCTCGTACTGATTGAGCGTTCGACCATTCCATCCCTCCAGAGCGGACCACTCTTTGACACTGCGACCCAAGCCGGCCACATGCCAGACAGCGCACCCGCCTGGACTGCTGATCCCCCCCACCGCGTCGAGTGCCTCATGCATGCGTTTGCGCGCCCACACCACCCGCTCGGTCATGCTGTCCTTCCACTGCCCACCCGGAATGCGGGTCAACGGCGGAGCGCCGGCCGGGTCCATCTGGGCAAAGACAAAGGTTCGGTTGAAGTCCTGACCCGCATCGTGCATTTGCGGAGTGATCGAGCCATTGCGCAGCAAGATGCCAAGGGAGTCGATGCAGCGGAAGTGCTCCGTGCGGTAGCTCGTGCCCTCTTCGGAAAGGCTATTCCACTCAGCAAGCCGACCACCGGCCAGGCGAACGACGCTGCCGTGCTCCAGCGGTTGTGTGACCGGTTTTTTAGCCATGACGGGCACCTCCCGCAGAGCGCCCGTTGCCCTGCGCCAATGCCCAGACCAAGACAGCCAAGGCGTCAGCCTCGTTGTCATCGGCCACCAGGTAGCCGCGGGCGCGCATGGCCGAGACCATCTCCGACTTTCCCGCATTACCCTTGCCGGTGACATGCCGCTTGATCGTGCCCACGGGAACGCCCTGGTACGGGATTTTTTGGTGCTCACACCAGCTGGTCAGGGTTGCCAAAAAGCCACCGTAGGCATGAGCGGCATCGACTCCGAGGTGACGCCGCACCTCCTCGAAATAGACAGCGTCCAGCCCAGACACGCCGCTGCTCGGGGCCGTCGTAGCCAGAACCTCATCAAGCCAGCGGCGAAAGCGCAGGTAGCGCATGCCACCACCTTCAAAGCGTTGGGGTTTAAAGCTGACAAAGCCGTGGGTAACCGAGTGATCCGGCAGGCTCAAAGCCCAGCCCGTGGTGGTGCCCAGGTCGAGCGCCAAGATGGCGCAGGGTGTGGCGTTGTGTTGGTGATGCATCGGGGAAGTCCTCCAAAGGTGCGAACAAGCGCTCTTGCCAACTTGTTCATGCGACCTGGAGGAGCCCAGGCACCGCCGGGTCAGGGCTGGTGCGGCTCCCTCATGTCCGTTGCTGTTACGGCTGCGGGGAAGTCAAAGCGGCTCGAATGGCAACAGCCAGAACCAACTTCAATCTTTCATCTTTCAACGCCAAGTGCATGGGCCTTGGAGTAGTAGAGAGATATTTCAATATTTATTTATTTCAATCTAGTTCTCCTTCTCTTTGTCTCTGTCTGGGGGGCTTCGCGCGCGCGAGGCTCTAGGCCCCCACTTTTTATATGTGTATCTCTAGTGGGGGGTTTGAAAGATGAAATTACTGAAGCAAGCCCATCCGGGCGCCACCCCCACCTCATAGGACCTTGATCCACTGAGCCGGGCGACCCTTGCTTTGCAGGGCCATCATTTCGATCAGCCCAGCCTCAGCCAGTGTGCGCAATACCCCGTCACGCTGGCGGTGATCCATGAACTGGGTGCGCCTGGTGAAGTCGCTCTTGGACATACCGGCCATGCCGGCATCCCGCAAGATTTGCATGGCCCGCTTGTGGTGGGACTCGACCTGGTTCTCGGACACTCGGGCTGACGCCTCACGGATGGTGAGCTCGGCACAGTGGCGCGAGAGCATGATCCCCCACTCGGCATCATGGTCCTCGATCTGCGGATCTACGGGGTCACGCGAGACCGCGCGAATGAGCGCCAACTTGGTAGCGTTTTCCTCAATCCGGGCCAGGATGGAGGAGTAACCGGTGCCTCGTGAGGTGCGAAGGCGCTCCACCAACTCCTGGTCAAGCTGGCGGAAGGTCGCTCTGGCTTGCGGGGTCATCGGGACGACGCGTGGATCCACCAGCACCTCATCGATGGCACCCGCATCCGTGAGATTGCCGTTGAGCTTGCCGCCTCCTTGGTGGATGAGGATCAGCCTGTCAATCAGGTCCTGGGGCGGGTCGATGACGCCAAACGCCTCGTTGCTGTCCGGGAAATCGTCCTCGCTTTCCATGATCAAGAAGCGAGCCAACGACCCGTCAGCGACATTGGAGGCTTGCAGGGCCTGCCAGAAGTGCAGCGGCGTCGTTGTGCCATAGATGCACGCACACGGCTGGTGAATGGCCCGATGGGCGTTGTTGTGCTGGGTGCTTGCGTACTCCACCCCGAAGTAGGTGGTGCCCGATGTGGTGTAAAGCTCGGTCATCAGGTCCAGGATTTCGCACACATAACGCGGCGAACGCTTGCGGTCGGCTGCTGCCGAGAGAAACATCCCAAACTCGTCGAGCTGGAACAGGATCGCGGGCTGGCGCTGGATGGCAGTCAGTAGTCCAGAGCCGGATGCGATCTTGTTGCCGCCCAGGTATTGCAGCAGGTTGGCCTTGCGGAACAACTCGTTGATCACTACACGGCTGTGGTTTTTGCCGGCTCCGCTCTCGGCGATGCCAACCACATACAGGTTCGAACGGATGTTGCTCTCGGTGCGGTACTTGCGCCCCATGAGCGCCCCGATGGCACACAAACTCGCGCCAAGGGCAAGGACTGGCTGGGGGCGCTTGGCTGTGGCCGCCATCAAGGCCATCATGTCTGCGATCACACCGCCCACCTTCTCCCAACCGACCGGCATCGGATTTGGTGGTGGCAGGGAGATTTCCTGCGGCTCAATGGAAATGGGGTCAGCGGCCTGCAGCGCTTGCAAGAGCTCGCGCGCTGGGTGGTGCCCGTTCATCACGATCTCACCATTGAGTTGCATGCCAGACTCAGGCTGCCAGCCGTTGTCCAGCGCCAGCTTGTAAATGGTTCCGGCGCCAATGCGCTGGGGAGCAAAGCTGCGCCAGCTGCGTGCAGTCGTCTTAGGGTCGTTTTTCTGTGACGCTTCGGACCAAACCTCAAAGAGCGGCCAACCGTCATCGCCCAGCGCACCCTTGATAGCCATCCCGATCCGGACCCAACTGTCGTAATCCAAGTCGGCGTTGACGATGTGCCTGAGGGCATCTTCGACCGCCTCATAGGTGCCGCGCTGCTCAGGTAGGTTGGCGAACTCCATCGGCGCCCGCAGCCCTACGCCAAGTGTCTTTGGCCGCAGTTCGGCTGGAATCAGCCGGTATGCCTCCTTGGCGAACTCGCGGGCTTGGGCCTCCGTGATACCAGGCAAGTCATCGGGGCTGAGGTCCGCCAAGGTGCTCACTGGCCAGTCGTAGGGCTTGCCGGTATCCGGGTGGATGCCATAGGCAATGAACTGCTGACCCACCCCCAGCACCTCGATGGGCGGGTACTTGAAGCCGGAAAACGGCTGCACGGCCCGGTACACAAGAAGGCGCTTGGGTGCATGCCCAATGCGAACGGCAGGTGTGTCGCCCAGCATCCGCTTGGCAAGAGCCTCCATCTCCAGGGCGATGGTGGGTGAATCGAGAATGTCGATGTCAATGCCGATCACCCGGCCCGCAGCAATGCCGATGCCAGCTTCGGGCCAGTTGCCCCAGACGTCGACCTCGTTATCGGTGGTGTCACGCTCGCAGTGCCGGCTCCACTTTGGGTATTCGTGCCAGGCGCCGAGCTTGTACAGGCCCGGCTTCTTGGTGTTGGGTTGAATCGGCAGGATCGGAAAACCGCGATCGACCAGGGTGGCGCCCAACTGCGCCATGTAATTCTTGTTTGTCATGGCGCTCCTCAAAAGGGTGGGTCATCGGCATAGGCC